CTCTCTAAACTCACGAAGGTTCCTAGCAATCTGTTTCAACTCATTGATTCGTTTTTCGTCTAATTTGCTTTTATGAAGATCAGTACCTTTTAAGGCTTCATTAATTCGTTCTTCGTAATCATAAAAATCGATGAACTCCTTATAAATTGCGTTACCTTTATTATCTCTAGCCCTTACAGAGTTATTTAAAAAGGCTTGCTCATGACGCTTCATATCCTCGTCAACTTGAGAAAGCTTGAAAGCAATCATTCGCAACTCAAATTCTCGCAAGGTCATCTGATTGATCTCTTTAAACGATTTACAACCCAGAAAACGAAAAGCATTAATCGCCAAGTCTTCATAAAATTGACGGCTTGTTTTAGTTATTTTTGTTTTGCTACCTTCGCCGCTTGTTTTTTCAACTTCTTGATCATTGCTTTGGTTAAGTCCTGCTTTCCCAATTCATCAATCATTTCCTCCGAAAGCTTTTCGATATCCTGCGACATCAGCCATGCTTCAATTTCTGAACGCCCAACTTTTGCCTTGTCTACTTGTAAAGCTTCAATAATATTTCGAAGAACAACAGGGTTATACTGTTGCAAATAAACTAATGACGAACTAACTCCCATGCCGAATTTAGCTCCGCCATTTTGAACTTCATAAACACGATCTAACGCTTCAATCGCTCCAATGGTGAACTTCACTTCGATAACTTTTCCGTTAATATCAAGATTCATGATTTTCCTCCTAAAATAAAAAGGCTAGACGTTTGTCTAACCTTGTCCCGATTCTTCTTCACTACCTGGTGTCGTGTCTCTAAAAGCATATTGCGCTTCTTCAATGACTTTATCTGAAACTGTTGCATAGCCTTTAACTGGCTTACCTTCGATTGTTGCCTCCGTCTCGATTTCGTCCAAATCTTCAACGTTCGAAGGAACACTCCATTTGCCGACTTTACCGCGAGCGTATCGAGCGGGGTATTTCCCTTCCTTTTGGACTCCTTTTAAATCAACATCCCAAAACTCTACTGTAGCGCCATCCTCAACAGCGCTCAGCATGTATTCATTTTCGTCATCTCGTGACGCTAATCCCTTCAATGATAGCGACACTTCTAACCCGCCCGATGTCGGCACAGCTCCATCTTTTGTCTGCTGCGACTTGCTATCGCGCGAGTATTCCCATTTATGTTCAATCTGATAAAGCGGCTTTGTCGCAGCTACAGAATCAGCTTCGTCTAAACGACGAACTAATAAAAGCTTGTCTTTACCTTGAATTGCTCCCATTAATATTCCTCCTAATAAAATCGCATTTCTAGCGGAATTACACAGTGCCAGAGTGCGGTATTTGTCGTTGTGTCTTGCAGCATCTGTGGCTGTGTATTATTGTTTAATATTTTCCAATTAAAGCTTTTTGATTGTCGAAATTTTCTGAGCTCCTGCATAATGGCACCTTTCATATCAGATACCTGTTTACGTTTCGTGTGCAAGCCGTAGATATGAACAGATAGTTGAATCGTTCCGACTATAATTGACTTCGTAGCAGATGGGAGTTCTTGAGATTCGCCAATATAAACGAACGGATAGGGTGTATTGTCAGGCGGCAAGTAAGTAAAAACGCTATAACCCAAATCCTGACAAATCTTAAATACTTCATCGTATAATTCTTGATCTGGTTCTTTGACCATCACGCCACCAACTCTCGCATTTCTTTTTTAAATATAATTTTCTGATAGTTGAAGGCCGCACGTACGAAAGGTTGTGCGTTCATAAACCGTGTGCCAAATTCTAAATAAGGACTATATTCAGTCATTGGCATAACAAGAACTGAAAAACCTGCCTCTTGAATCTGCATAATAATTGACCGTTTGGTTGCACCGGTCGGACTGATAAACTCGCCGTTGTGATAATGGCCTTTGAATTGCGCTCTTTTTTGCATTTGATTGGTTAATTGTGCTCCATTATTTTTTACGACTTTCTTTACATCATCCAACGATGCTGCGTTTTGCAGATGCCTCATTAACTGATCAATACCCTTATACTCAAGATGTGCTTTCATTCTTAGACACCTCTTGTACGATGAATGTGTTTTTTAACCTTAAGTTTCGTTCGGTAATTATCTCAAAGGACTGGATTTTACCAGTTAGCTTATTGAGAATTGTCACATAATCCCAAGGTTTAACATACGGCCGCAGCAGGCGAATAACTTTTGCTCCTTGCTTGATCTCTCCAAAAAGCTGTTTTGAGCGATCCGTTCCAAGATCAGTTACATTGGCTAACTTTGAAATCTCGGTTTTTTTTCCGTCCACATACTCTCCGAGTTTGGGGTCGTAATAGCCTTCTTTTTCGATAATGAAAGTTACCTGTGTGTCATATCTCATACGAACCTGGCAACTCCTTTTCGTGGAATACTCTTTTCTTTCTGCTTTTTGTTGTACACATCAATATCATCTTCGAAATCATCCAACAGAGCACCGTATGATATAGACTCTCCTTCTTGGTTGTATGAATCCATTCCTTCGTTTCCTTTGCGATTAAATCGTTTGATAGTACATTCAACCACGATATATTCTAAAACATTCGGTACGCTTTCAATGAAGTCTAGACGCACACACAATTGATTAGATATTCGCTTAATGAAATCAGTTAATTGATTATCTAGTTTTTCATCATCCTCAATTTCAAGCGATCGCTTTACTTCAGCTAGAATTTCAATTTCGTCCATAACTGCCTCCTTTCAAAAAAAAGAAGGCTAGTCAAAAGACTAACCTTCTGGTTCAGATAACGTTAATGTGTTGCTATCTGCGAATGAACCATCTTCCGTAATACAAGATGTCGTATATGTTCCAGCTGGTACTGACTCTGTCCAAGAAATTAATCCTGATTCTGATACAGCCAACCCTTCCGTTACTGGCTCAATCGAGAAGAACACTTTTTTATTCGTTGCTTTTTCAGGCAATACATTAGCTGCTAATTGCCTGCTTCCTGCAGTCCCCGCTACTGCTGCCGAATTTTTAGGAGAGAGCGTCACGCTCTCAACGGGGATAATTACTCCCCCACATTCATAATGCAGACAGCTTCGGATTGCTCAAAGGATGGTAACGAGATCATAGACACTTTCGTTTCTACGTTCACTGGATCTGCTTTCTTCATAGTGGTAATCGCAACACCAGTATCAACTACTTGCACATTGGCGACATTAGGACTAGACATCAAGTCAGCTTCTTCTGGCGTAGTACCAAACCAAGTTTTCCCTAAAGTCTGACCTGGCAACAATACGAAAATATCGTCAGGAATAAATTTGTGTGTGCCTGAAGCGTCCGTATATACTTTGTCGTAAACTACAATCTCCAAGTTGAATTCCTCAGAAATATAGTCTAGCAATGCTTGTTTTGAAAGTTTAGCTGCCTGTGCATTTGCGTTATTTCCTAAGATCGTCGCTTTGATTGCAGCGTTCTGACGTAAATAACGGAATGTCTTACTATTTAGAACTGCACGAGCAGGCGTGACACCTTCTTCTTTCATCGCTGTCGTAGCAGCGTCAATATCTTCTACAGGATCAGCATTCTCAACGTCGGACCATTTAACTGCCGCTTTCTTTTTATGGCCATCTGGTAAATCATAATCGATGTTATACTTTTGACCGTTTTCATCGATCGTAATCGTACCAGTAGTCAACATTTGCATCCGCATAATTTCACGTCGCACAGCTGCCCCACGAAGTAGCTCAGCCACATCATCGAAAATACGATTGAGTAAAACATCTCGATAAGCGGCGTTATTCGTTTGATTCACCATTTGTAATTGTTGGCGTAGTTCTTCGTCGATGTAATATGATTCTTTAAAGAAGATCATTTTTGCGATCAATTCTTCAAACCCTTTTCGTCCACGAGGAATAACATCTGCATCAAGAGCTGAAGGCCGCAAAGCAACTGGAGAACCTGTTTTCCCCTTTAACCAAGATAACTTCATACCTAATTGCTTATCAGTCGGGAATAACTCCTCGCCTAAATAAGGCTGCATCTCATTCACTTTTTCAGCCCAATAAGTAGCGATATTTGGCGCTTGGACCAAATCAAAAATGTTCATTGTCGCGAATGTTTGTAGATTCATTTTCATAAGTGTTTCTTTTCGTACTCGTACATTCATTTAACAGTTCCTCCCTTATTTGTTGCGTTTGACAAAATACACTTTGCCATCCAACGCAGTCTTTGCTTCATTAACGATTGTCAATTTGTCATCTAAACGGTATTCATTCACGGTTCCGAAATACAACAGTGTTCCGTTGCCTGTAGCGGAATCTGCATCAAAGACAACATCATGAAGTAATACCCCAACCGTCTTGTCTCCAGTAGTTACATCGTTCGTTACTTTCACCGCTGCTTGTTCGTCAGCGAAAGGATCAGCAGCGCCTACAGGTGTTCCGGCAGGAATAATTTTTTTCCCTTCACCGTTAGTTGCTGTTACTCCCGTTGAATCAACAACGACTGACAAGCTTTTATAATTGCTCACGTCTGCTAAGATCTGATTTTTTGATCCAAATACTCGTTTTTCCATGTTTTCATTTCCTCCTAATTTTTGAAATAGGTATTCTTTGGTGTTTCAACTTTCGTACGTTGCGCCAATGTTTTTCCATACTCGCCTACAGTTTCTGATTGACTTGTACCATCCAGCGGAACTTTGCCACCTAGTCTCTTTTCGAAATCAGCCTTGATGATTTCACGCTGTTCATCAATTAGTGCAAGAAATCCTTTT